CATAGTTTCTCTTTATGTTATGTAGTGATAAGCAAGTTCGCAAAGCTTGAAAAAAGGCGAGTGTATCACAATTTACAAGGTTTTTATACATTCGTCAATCGCTGATGTTAAAGCCAGCACCTATTTTTATCTCTTCTACAGTCACATTTACGTCTCTTCTTATATGTTCTGCTTTAGTAGCTGTACTAGCATTTTGCACATCTGCTAATGCTTCTGCATCAGACATATATTCTTTACCTGTTTCTGTATTAGTTAATGTTACCTCACATTTAGGTGTAATTACTGGTACTCTTTTACCATTAATTGTCTCATACCTAACTGAAGCTTCTGTTTCAATAAACGGCATTATCTATCCTCTCTGTTTGTTTCTAATAAACTAACGGTTACATCTGGTCCAGTAATATCTGATAACATTTTTAATACATCGTTTTCTTGTAACACTAATATATTAACAACAAATTCTTCAGCAGCATCTGCTGCTATAGTTTTTTTACTGTAAAAATAATCTACACTGTTTGAATTAATTTTAATTGTAACAATAGCACTTCCAGCGCCTTCATTGTAAATGTGAATAGACTTTATTAAAGCTCTGGTATTACTAGGTACTGTATAAACATCTTTTTCAGTACCTGTTATTAAATCGTCATTTACTTTTTTATATATATTAGCCATTAAACCAAGTAAACCTTTCCGAATCTTCTTTTAATTGTGTTAAGTATGTAGAGTTTAACTGTTCAATAATATTAGTTAGAGCTCTGTTAATTTGTCTTTGGTTATCTTCACTATATACTTTTTTAGGCTCTGGTAATCTTACTGCTATTTTAGTCATTATACTCTCCTTCCATCTGGTTGTATATCTACTTGGAATGTACCAAATCTCCAAGATTCACCTACACCAGTATTTTCTATCTTTATATTTGCATATCTTCCTCTAGCCCTAGTGTCAACTTTTAATGTAGAAGAGTCAATAATAAAAGGACTTAAAGCTGTTTCTATATCATCTTGTGCTGGAAAATCTTTTATAGATAAAGTTACTTGGTTATTACCTGTTAATACTTTAAAGTTAGGTAAGAATCTTCTCATTGCTAAAAATACTTCTGCTTGATCTTTTTGTAATGAAAAACTAAATGATTGTATAAAAGATGTTAATGTAGTTACACTACCATTTGGATTTACTTGATCAGTTCCCCTCTCTTGTTCAAATAATATAGTTTGACCTAATCCTGTTTCACCACTAATTACAGGAAAAGTACCTGTATTAGTATCTTTAAAAGCTGTTGCATAAGGTCTAGGATATACTAGTGAATCAATCCAAGTTGTTCTAATAGAATTAGTATTAGTACCTGTGTACCAATTACCCATCGGTGTAGCTTGTCCTGTTTCTCCATAATTAAAAACTACATATCTATTATTAAATTCTGATCCTTGTGATGGATACCACCAAGTTACTTCTGTAAACAAATTATTAATACCAGCATTTACTTGTTGACCTTTAGTTGTATCTACATCATCGTAAACATAATCTTCAACAGAACAAGGTAAAGTATTAACTGTACCATCAAAAGAAAAGAAACCATTATTACCCATCCAATAAGCAACACCATCAATTTCAATTGCTGCGTTCTTACCTATTAATCCACAGTTTGTTCCTACTTGTTCAAAGCCAAATGTAAAAGGAGCTCCTACAAATTTCATTGTGTACAATGCATTATCGGTCCATACTAAAATATTTTCTTTTGCAACCAAAGCTCCCATAATTCTAGTACCATCTTGAAGTCTTTGTGTACCCGCTGTATTAGTTGCTTCTGGTGTATATCCATTTATATTTTCATCTTCAGAAAATCTTATAAACATATCATCTTGTGTAGATGGTGTGCCTATCGTTACTTCAGTTCCAAAATGAATTAAGTGACGTGTTGTTGGTGAAATTAAAGTTGCTCTTGTAGCTGTAGGATTATTTGTTGTTAAAAATCCAGAAGTCGTAGTGGATGCTCTTGTTGATAATCTTGCTGCAATAGAAGAATCCCAAGTAAATGTTTTACCATTTGCAATAGTTGCAACTAATACATCACCAAAGTTACTTAATGACCAAAGTCCTGGTTCAAGTGTAATAGTCCCTGCATCAACTGCATCTCCCCATCCTGTAAAATCTGTAGCGTTTGTAACTATTGCACCATCACTATGTATCGCCGATGACGTTCCTTTTTGTGCTCTAGAAATACCTGTTAACTCTACACCCGCCACACCTGTGTATGTTATTAATTCACTACCTACTGCAATCGTTCCACCACTTGCAGGAAAACCTGTAGCAGATATTAATCTAATTTGTGTAGCTGATCCATTGTTACCATTTGTATCCGCGGCCAACGCACCATCTAAAGTTGTTTGAGCTGCACCTGTAATTGTACCACCATAATTACCAACACCATAACCATAACCATATGATTGTGCTGCAGGACCCACTATTTCAAAAGGATTAATTGTAACTGATCCACCAGAAGAAGCTGATCCAGCTGTTGCTGCTTCAATTGTTAAAGTTGTAGAAGTAGGTACAGATAAAACTTGAAAGTTAGTATCATCAAAAGTAGCTGTAGTAACTCCTGTTGTACCACCTGGTAAACTTGTTCCTGATAAACGAATAATATCTCCAACACTTATATTGTGTGCAGCAGAAGTTGTTAAAGTTACTGTAGTAGTAGCGTTAAAAGTAAAAGTTACACCAGTGATTGCTGTTGCAAGTGGACTAATATCAAAGAACTGTCCTTCAAAATATAAAATTAAAAATTTGTCTGTTCCAATAGCAACATATCTATTACCATCTCTGTCAACAAATGCGTGTTGTTTTCTAGCTACACCTACTAAAGTATCTGTAAGTAATGATTGCCAACCACCAACTTTTTCTGGTAGTCCATATCTAAATCTAACATTATCTGAATCAACCCAACGACCCTCTGCTCCAACAGCAGTGTCTTGTTTGTCTATTCCTGGAGCAAACTTAATTTTAGTAAGCATTATTTACTCCTATTGATTTGTTGATTTATATAGCCAACCTTTTGTGGCATTAGCATAAATTAAAGTTACACATTGATTGTTAGTAGCAAGAGTATCATTAGAAGCTGCACCTTCTATATTAGAACCGTTTCTATCTATAATACAATTGTTTGTTGCAAATCCACCTGTTGCTGAACCATCCATAATTGTTACTTCATCGCTAACAGCGGGTGATGCTGGAAGTGAAATTGTAACTGGATTTGCTGCTGTATCTACTACAATTTGATCACTAGCAACTGCTGTGTATGTAGTTTTACTTGCAGCTGTTACAGACGTTATTCCTTTTTGTAACATACCTAATGTTGTTGCTGGTACACTACCTCTAGAATAAACTAAAGCTGTTGCACCTTCTGGAAGAGGAACTTGAGTAGCTCCAGCTTGACCAGTTGTTAATAATGTTACTGTAAAACTATCTGCTGCCGTTCCTCTAGTAGTTCCATCTTCTACAAAAAATACTCTGTTAGCATTACCACCTGTTGTTGATGCAGGCATTGCTAGACTAGAATTACCAGATAAAGTACCTATAACTTTTATGTAAAGATTTTTTCCGTTTGCACTTGATGATCCATCAGCCAAACTTAATGTAGTTGTACCTGTGCTTAAAGTTACTTCTATATAACCAGATGCTGCTGTTTGTAATAATTGTAAATTAGTATTTGTGATTGCTCCCCATAAACCAGCTTTTTCTCCGGTTGCTACGAGTTCTAATGATAAATCTGTTGAGTATGATGATGCCATATTAGTAAGGTTTAATTGGTGTCCAAACCATTGTTGCTCCTGGTATTATATTATTCCACGTAATAACTCCTGGTTCTACTGTATCTAATGATAAAGTGTTACCAGTAGGTAATACATTTGCTGCTCCTGATACTGTAACACTTCCAGTAGCCAAGGTCAACGAATTTCCAGAAGGCGTTACATTAGTATCTATATTAATAGTAAATGCACCTAGGCCTAAAGATAAAGCATTTCCTGTAACTGTGTGATTAGCATCAGCAGTAATAGTTAAAGTACCTGTGCCTAATGCTAATGCATTTGGTGTTAAATTTTCTGTTACAGCGTCTGCAATAATACCTACACTACCTATTGTAATGTTAAGTGAATTACCTGATACTACTACAGCTACACTATTATCAGGTCCTGATGTAGCGAATGGTAATGCTGATATTGCGTCAAATCCTAAACTCATAAATAATCCTTAAAAGGAGGCTGTAGGTATGGTGGAGTACAGCCCCCATTTAAAGATTATATCACTTTTTAAACCAAGCAGGAAGTCCTAAATGAGGTCGCTTGTCAAACATATTATCTTTTGATCCTGGTGTTTTACGGTTATTATAATGAAGAAATACTTGTACACATTCCTTACCTTTAAACTTATTTCTCCAATGCTCCACTTCACAACCAGAATAGACTAGCATATCGCCTTGTTTAAGATCTACCTTAATTCCTTTTTTACCAACTTCTCCAGATGGCTCAAGGTATATCGGCCAATCATCACCACCAAGATTCATAGTCGTAGATATTTCACA